AGGCCCGCGACCAGCAGGAGAAGCTGCGCGGCAGCTTCTCCCTCGGCGTGCAGCGGGCTTTCGACGACTACCTGGACACCGTGGCGAACGTCGCCGCGAGCTCCGAGAACCTGTTCTCGAATGCGTTCAAGGGCATGGAGGACGCGCTGGTGGAGTTCGTGCTCACCGGCAAGCTGAGCTTCTCCGACCTGGCGGACCAGATCATCCGCGACCTGATCCGGATGCAGATCCAGGCCTCGATCACCGGGCCGCTGTTCAACTTCCTGCAGACCGTGCCGCTGTTCACCGGCCGGCCGGGAACGACCACCGTGGGCACGCCGGTGGGCTTCAAGCACGGCGGCAGCTTCGTGGTCGGCGGCAGCGGCGGGGCCGACTCCCAGCACGTCGGGTTCTACGCCACCCCCGGGGAGCTGGTCACGGTGCAGACGCCTGCACAGCAGCGGGAAAGCGGCAGCACGTTCCTGATCGACGCCCGCGGCGCCGACAGCGCCGGGCTCAGGCGGCTGGAGGCCGTCATCCGCGAGCTCAACGGCTCGATCGAGTACCGCGCCGTGGCGGCGGTGGCCGACGCGCAGCAGCGCGGCGGCAGCTTCGCCCGGCAGTTCCGGCGATGAAACGATCGCGATCATGGCCCTGACCTACCCGTTGAGCCTGCCGGCCGGCCAGGCGGTGCGGCGCATCGCGATCCAGTCGCGCTCGACGGTGGGCTTCTCGGAGTCCCCGTTCACCTACGAGCAGCAGATCTTCGCCCACCCGGGCGAGTCGTGGACGGCGCAGGTGGAACTGAAGCCGATGCTGCGGGCGGACGCGGAGGCGTGGGTCGCCTTCCTGCTGGCGCTCAACGGCCGGCAGGGGACCTTCCTCATGGGCGACCCGGTGAACGTCCTGCCGCGTGGAACCTGGGCCGGAGCGCCGAAGGTGCTCGGGTCGCATGCCGCCGGGGTGAAGTCGATCGCGATGGACGGCTTCGGCGTCGGGGCCACGGTGAAGGCCGGGGACTGGTTCCAGTCGGGCAGCGGCGCGAGCTCGCACCTGCACAAGGTGGTGCAGGACGCGACCGCCGACGGCTCGGGGCTGCTCACCCTGGAGATCTGGCCGCGCACCCGCGCGGCGCTGGCGGACAACGACACCTTCGTCACCACCGCCCCGCTCGGGCTGTGGCGCCTGTCGCAGAACGGCGGCTGGTCGTTCGAGCTGGCGCAGGTGTACGGGCTCGGGTTCGAGTGCATCGAGGCGCTGTGAGCGCGAGGCTGGCGTGAGCAGAGCCCTGACCGCGGAGATGCAGGCGCAGGTCGACGCGCCGCAGCTGCTGCCGGTGATCTTCTTCGAGGGCGAGTTCGCCAGCGACACGCTGCGGCTGTGGTCCGGGGTTGGGGAGATCTCCTGGAACGGGCAGACCTGGAGAGGGGCGGGCCAGCTGATGGGGATTTCGCGGGTGTCCGAGACCTCGGACGTGCGCGCCGCGCCGATCCAGGCGTCGCTCTCGGGGAACGTGTCGCCGCTGATTGCGACGGCGCTGGCGGAGGCGCGGCTGGGCAAGCCCGGCAAGGTGTGGCTCGGCTGCCTGGACGCTTCCGGCGCGATCGTGGCCGACCCGTACCTGGTATTTTCCGGCCGGCTGGACGTGCCGAAGATCTCGGACTCGGCGGAGGAGTGCACGATCTCGATCACCTACGAGTCGCGGCTGGTCGACCTGCAGCGCTCGCGGGAGCGGCGCTGGACCCACGAGGACCAGCAGATCGGCTTCCCCGGCGACCTCGGTTTCGAGTACGAGGCCACGCTGCCGGAGCAGGTGTTGCTGTGGTGAGGCGAAGAGGCGGAAGGCGTACAATCTAGCGCCATGAGGATCATCGCGACGGCGTTCTTCTGCATCCTCGCCGGGACGGCATCGGCGCAGAGGATCGTGACCACATGCGTCACCGGGACCAGCGGGGTGACCTTCTGCCATACCGGCCCGGCTGCTGAGCCGAATCCCTGCAGCGGATGGGAGCGAGCGAACAATTGCAGCCCGGTCGGCAGGCGCAACCAGTGGTGCGATCCCGAGCTCGTGGCCCGGCTGAAGGATCGGTGCGGACACATCCCGGTGAGATGAGAGTCGAGAACTGGCCGGTAATACTGGCCGCGGAGATCCAGAAGGCCCGGAAACGGGCCTTTTCTTTTGGGCGGGCCGACTGCGCGCTGTGGGCGGCGGACGTGGTGCAGGCGATCACCGGGGCCGATCCGGCCGCGCCATGGCGCGGCAGCTACGGCGACAGGCACGGGGCGCTGAAGCTCCTGGCGCAGTTCGGCGGACTGCGGGAGGCGGCGACCGCGCTGCTGGGCGAGCCGATCGCGACCTCGTTCGCGCAGCGGGGCGACGTGGTCCTGCTCGCCGGCCCGGAGGGCTATTCGCTGGGCATCTGCGAAGGCGCGCTGCTGTGGGCGATGGGCGAGGAGGGAATCGTCAGCCGGCCGATCGGGGATGCGATCTGCGCCTGGCGGGTGTGAAGCGGGAGTGAATGAGTGAAAACATCTCGCCTCGCGCCTCTCGCCTCACGCCTCGCGCCTCTCGTCTCGCGCCTCTCGCCTCTCCTGCTGTTGTCGTATGCCCCGGCGGCGCTCGCCGGGCCGGTGTACGCGCTGCTGGCGATCGAGGTTTTCGGCGTGACGGTCGGCGCGATCCTGTTCAACATCGCGCTGTCCTACGCCATCACCGCGCTGCTGGCTCCGGACCGCAAGCCGGTATCCACGGATTTCAGCTCGACGCAGACCACGATCCAGCCGGCCGGCCCGTGGCGCGTGATCTACGGCCAGGTGCGCACCGGGGGCGAGATCAAGTTCCGCCACGCCACGGACACGATCGGGGACACGACGGCCACCGAGCGGATCAACGTGCCGGTGTCCGCGCCGTACACGGTGCGGGTGCAGTTCGCCGCCGACTACGTCTCTACCGAGCAGGTGCGGCAGGTGCTGTACGGCGGCTCGCAGCCGTGGCAGCCGCCGATCTACCGGACCTTCGCCGCCACCGGCGGCGCGCCCGCCGCCGGCGAGTATTCGGTTTCGGCCGGGATATATACCTTCAACGCGGCGGACAAGGGCCTGCCGCTCGAGGTGGTGTACGTGCGCCGCGCGCCGCAGATCGCGCACAACCGACTGCACCTGGTGATCGTGTTTGCGGCGCACGAGGTCGCGGAGATCGGCGACATCTACTTCGACGACGAGGCGGTGCCGCTGGACGCGGACGGCAACGCCACCGGCCGGCACGCCGGCTACGCCTACGTGTCGAAACACCTCGGGACCGACGACCAGGCGGCCGACTCGACGCTGATGCAGGAGGCGCCGGACAAGTGGACCTCTGAGCACAGGCTCCGCGGCCATGCCTACATCTACGTCCGGCTGCTGCGCAACCCGAACCTGTTCCCCGGCGGCACGCCGAACATCTCGGCGATGATCCGCGGCCGCAAGGTGTTCGACCCGCGCGATTCGCAGACGCGGTGGACGCCGAACGCCGCGCTGTGCTGCGCCGACTACCTCGCGAACTCTAGATTCGGGCTCGGCCTGGCCTACGGCACCGAGATCGACAGCACCCTGCTCACCGCGGCGGCCAACATCTGCGACGAGCGGGTGCCGCTCGCCGCGGCCACCGCGGAGTTCACCGCCGACCCGGCGCTCGACACGCTCACCGTGGCCGCCGAGGCGAGGCTGCCGGCGATCGGCGAGGGCGTGCGCGTGGCGAGCAGCGGCACGCTGCCCGGCGGCCTGTCGGCGGCGACGACCTATTACGCCTTCCACGCCGCCGGCGGCGCGCTGAAGCTCGCGACCAGCTACGCCAATGCGCTGCTGGGCACCGCGATCAACATCACCTCGGCCGGCAGCGGGACGCACACGCTGACCTACCACGACGAGGTGCGCTACGCCTGCAACGGCATGGTGTCGACCTCCGACCTGCCGCAGTCGATCATCGAGCGGATGCTGACCTCGATGTCGGGCCGGCTGGTGTACGTCAGCGGCACCTGGCGCCTCCGCGCCGGGGCCTATCTCTCGCCCGGACTGACTCTGGACGAGGGCGATCTGCGCGGCCCGGTCGAGATCACCACGCTGCTCTCCCGGCGGGAGGCGTGCAACGGGGTCAAGGGGGTGTACGTCAGCCCCGAGAACGAGTGGCAGCCCTCGGACTTCCCGCCGGTGGATTCCGACGTTTTCATGGCGCAGGACAACGGCGAGCGCATCTGGCGCGACATCGACCTGCCGTTCACCACGTCCTCGGCGATGGCGCAGCGCATCGCCAAGATCGAGCTGCTGCGCTCGCGGCAGCAGATCACCGGCAGCTTTCCCTTCAAGCTCGGCGCCTACAAGGCCGAGCCGCCGGAGACGGTGATGGTGACCAACGCGCGCTTCGGCTGGAGCGCGAAGGTCTTCGAGATCAGCGAGTCGACCCTGAGCTTCGAGGACGGCGCGCTGGGCGTGGACGCGGTGCTGCGCGAGACTGATCCGACGATCTACGACTGGGCGACGTCGGAGGAGACCCTGGTCGACCCGGCGCCGAACACCAACCTGCCGAACCCGTTCGTGATTGCCGCGCCCGGAGTTCCCTCGGTGACCGAGGTGCTCTACGCCACGCTCGACGGCGTGGGCGTGCGCAGCCTCGCGCGGGTGAGCTGGGCCGAGTCGGCCGACGGCCAGGCGTGGCGCTACGAGCTGAACTGGAAGCTGCGCGCCGACACCGAGTGGAGCCGGCGCGGCGACATCTCGGGGCTGCAATACGACGTGCTGGACCTCGCGATCGGCACCTACGAGTTCAGGGTGCGCGCGGTGTCGACGCTGAACGTCGTCTCGGAGTGGGCGCAGCTCGAGAAGGAGATATTCGGGCTGTCGGCCAACCCGGCGGCGCCGACCGGGGTCTCGCTGGGCATCGCCGGCGGGCTGGCGGTGATCACGCTCGAGCAGCACCCCGAGCTCGACGTGCTGCGCGGCGGGCGCATCCTGGTGCGCCATTCCGAGCTGACCACCGGGGTGAGCTGGGAAGAGTCGCTGTCGATCGGCAACAGCGAGAGCTATCCCGGCGACTCGGTGGTGATCGGACTGCCGCTCAAGCCCGGCACCTACCTGCTCAAGGCGCAGGATTCCGGCGGCCAGCGCAGCGTGAGCTTTACCTCGGTGAAAACGAAGCAGGCCTCGGTGCTCACCTTCAGCCCGCTCGACAACCTGCAGGAGGATGCGACCTTCCCCGGCGCCCACGACGGCACGCGCGAGGGAGCCGGCGTGATGTCGCTGCTTGCGCATAATCATGCCGACCTGCCCGGGACCAGCGGCAATTACCTGAGCACCCCGGATTCGGCTGCGCTGGATATCACCGGCGACCTCGACATCCGGGTGGCGATCGCCGCAGAGGACTACACCCCTGCGAGCCTCGACGACCTGGTGGCTAAGTGGGGAGTGGCCAGCAACAGCAGCTACAGGGTCGCGCTGAACACCACCGGGATCCCCGAGTTCTTCATCAGCACGGACGGCAGCAATCAATTCAGCTCGGCATCCACCGCCGCGCTGCCGACCCTGAACACGAACACCGTGGTGCTGCGAGTCACCTTCGACGGCAACAACGGCGCCGCCGGCAACGACACCCGGTTCTACACCTCGCCGTTCTACGATCCGGCCACCGGCACGCCGTCGTGGACCCAGCTCGGCGCGACGGTCACCAAGGCCGGCACGCCGACGATCTTCAGCGGCAGCTCGCCTCTGAACATCGGCGCGAACATCGGCGGCACCGCTAACCTGTTCGATGGCCGGGTGATGTGGGCCGAGGTCAGAAACGGAATCGACGGCACCCTGGCCGCGTCCTTCGACGCCAGCGACGGCACGGCCGGCGCGACCTCGCTCGTCTCCGCCGCCACCGGCGAGACCTGGACGGTGCACCAGTCCGGCTCGCCCGCGGCGCAGCTCCACGCCAACGAGACCGCGCCGGTCGCCGGGGTCTATTCGTTCTCCGCCGGCTTCGACTTCCTCGCCGTCACCAAGGCGCGGGTCACCGGGCAGATCGAGGCGGTGGTGGAAAACGTGAATGACCTGTTCGATTCCGACGAGCTGTTCGACTCGCCCGAGCTGTTCGACGGCGATGCCGACGGCAGCCTGTGCGATGCCTGGCTGGAGACCCGGGACACCGACGACAACCCGGCCGGCACGCCGGCCTGGAGCGAGTGGCGGCGGCTGGATTCGACCGAGGTGGATACCAGGGCGATGCAGTTCCGTCTGCAGATGCGCTCCTTCGATCCGGACTTCAATATCAGAGTGGGCGTGCTGCGGGTGCGCGCCGAGGAGCTGCCGTGATGATCCGCTGCGCCCATATCGCCGAAGACGGCACCTACCTCGGGATGGTGGAGATCGAGCCGCAGAAGGCCACCGCGCTGCACCTGACCCGGGTCGGCGCCTGCGACCTGCCGCCCGGCAAATACAAGTGGGTCGCCGACGCGAAGAACCCGTTCGGCGGCGCCTTCTGGCCGATCCGCTGGGTCAAGACCGCGCAGCAGCCGGCGCGCTCCAGCCGGCCGCGCAAGATCCTGGCGCGCGATATCCTGGCGCGCGACATCGGGAAATAGACCATGCCGCAACACGACTTCGACCTCGCCAATCAATCGCGCACCGCCTTCCGCGCCGATCTGAACAACGCCCTCCAGGCGCTGGCGACGCTGAGCGAGGGCGCGGGCGCGCCGGCCACGACCTACAAGTTCATGCTGTGGGCCGACACCGGCACCAACTCGCTCAAGCGCCGGAACGCCGCCAACTCCGCCTGGATCAAGGTCGCGAGCCTGAGCGATTCGTTCGTCCTGTCGCGCTCGTCGAACACGATCCTCGGCGAGGCCGACTTCGGCAAGACGATCCGCGCCACGGCGAGCTTCACGCAGACTTTCGCCGCCGCCGCCACCCTCGGCGACGGCTGGCGCTGCGACTACCGCATCGAGTCCGGCGCGACCATCACCTACAACCCGAACGGCTCGGAGAACATCGACGGGGCCACGACCAAGGTAGTCACCGGCCCCGCCTCCGGCACGATCCACTGCGACGGCACCGCTTTTTTCACCGTCGGTTTCCCGGCCAGCGAATCCGGCACCTGGACCCCGGCGATCAGCTTCGCGACCCCGGGCGACCTGAGCGTCGCCTATACCAACCAGGTCGGCACCTGGGTGAAGACCGGCCGGCTGGTCTTGGCGACCTTCGCCATCACCACCTCGTCGTTCACCCATACGACAGCGAGCGGCAACCTCGCCATCACCGGGCTGCCCTTCGCCGCGCACTCGCTGGCCGAGGCGTTCTACGGCGCCGCGCTGGTCTGGACCGGGATCACCACCACTCGCAGCGACCTATGCGCGCGGCTCGACCCGGGCGCCACGGCCGCCGGCGTGATCGCCAGCGGCTCGGCGCTCAGCCTGCAGGCGATCACCGCGGCGCAGATGCCCAGCGGCGGCAGCGTGATCCTCCGTGCAGCGCTGCCCTACATCGCCGCCAACTAGACGCCATGACGACCCGGACGCGGCCGGACATCCCCGAGCGCCGGTCGGACGACCGGCGCGTCACCCAGCTCGCCGCCGACGTCATCTTCCTGCGAGAGGAGGTCGGCGACCTGAAGACCCGGGTGGGCGGAGTCGAGCAGGCACTGGCCGCCAACACCACCCTCACCGAAGGCATCGCGCGCGATACCACCTTCCTGCGCGAGCTGATGGCCGAGGGGCGCGGTGCGATCAATTTCCTCTGCCGGCTCGCCGCCGCCTGGCGCTTTCTTGTGCGCTATATGCTGTTGCCGCTGCTGGGCAGCGTCCTGCTGATCTACTACTTCACCCACGGCTACCAGTTCCCGGAATGGTTCAAGGGCCTGGCGGAGTGGGTCAAGTGAGCCGGAGGCCGCCGATGATGAGACCGAAGAAGCTCCAGATCCTCGGCAAGAACTACGCCGTCCAGTTCGTCAATCCGGCGCCGCTGGCAGACGACGAGCACCAGGACTGCGGCCGGTGCCTCGATTCCGAGCAGCGGATCCTGGTGCAGTATGACCTGCCGCCCGAGCTGGAGCGCGACACCGTGCTGCACGAGACGATCCATGCCATCGACTACGTGCTGCAGCTCGAGCTGACCGAGCGCCAGGTGTCGGTGCTCGCCTCCGGATTGCTGGCGGTGCTCAAGGCCAACCCCTCGCTTGCGCCGTATCTGGTCGGGAAGAAGTAGCCATGCCGACGCGCAAGCTCGACCCTCAACTCGCGCAGCAGATGCTCGATGCGGTAGCGGCGACCCGCAGCCCAGAGCATCCGGACGGCAACATCTCCCTGGCGGCGCGCAACCTGAAGATGCCGCTGGCGACACTGCGCAGCCGTCTGGCGAGCGCGCGGCTTGGCGTCACGCAGGAGCGGATAGGCCGCGACCAGCTGATACGCGAGCTGGTCTCGCTGATCGGCGAGCACGGGCCGGCACTCACCAATGTCGAATATAGCCGCATCTGCGGCCACGGCGGCCTGTTTCGCGGCTTCTGGCCGTCTTGGAACGCGTTCAAGGCCGAGGGCCTCGACCGGGCCCAGGGCGCCGCCGCCAAGGCGCAGTCGCAGGCGCAGCTCGATGCACTGCGCACCTTCCTGGCCAAGCCGCGAAGCCTGGCCGAGATCGGCACGAAAATGCAATGCGCCAGCCGCGGCGCGGCGCTCGACCTGGTGGACGAGCTGCGCCGGTCGGGGTTCAACGTGGTCGAGCAGGAAGGCGAGTTCCGCCTGATCCTCGCGGTCTCGCCGGCGTACATGCGGGAAGGTCTGCCGGCCGACGAGCGCTATGTCTACCTGAGCCGGCCGGACAATACCTTCTGGTTCGGCGTCACCGCCGATAACCACCTCGGCTCGAAATACGAGCGCCTCGATGCGCTCAACGACTCTTACGACCGCTTCGTCAGGCTCGAGTGCGACCGGGTCTACAACTGCGGAAACTGGATCGAGGGCGAATTCCGCGGCAACCGCACTTCGATCCACACTCACGGGCTCGATGCGCAGCTGCGCTACGCCACCCGCAACTATCCACTGCGCGAGGGCCTGACCACGTATGCCGTATGGGGCGACGATCACGAGGGCTGGTACGCACAGAACATCGGCGTGGACGTCGGCAGCCGCTTCGAGGACAAGATGCGCGAGGCCGGCCGCACTGACTGGGTGAACCTCGGCTTCATGGAAGCGCACGTCGTCCTGCGCAACGTCAACACCGGCATGGAGTCGGTGATGGCCGTGGTCCACCCCGGCGGCGGCACCGCCTATGCCGACTCCTACGCGGTGCAGAAGATCATCGAGCACCTGGACGGCGGCGAGAAGCCCGCGGTCGCGCTCTATGGCCATTATCACAAGTACCTGTCCGGGGAGTACCGCAACGTCTTCTGGATCCTGGTGCCCTCGACCAAGGACCAGGACCCGTGGATGCGCAAGAACAAGATCCGCTCGGTGGTCGGCGCCTTCGCCTGCCAGCTCGAGCAGGACCCGGCGACCGGCGCCATCGTCGGTTTCACCCCGAAGGGCTGGCGCTATTTCAACAAGGGCTACTACAACGACCGTTGGTCGCACTCCGACCAGCCGGTCATGCCTGAGCGTACCGCGCTCGGATGATGCCGCGTGCCTGATTTGGGCACGACCGTGCCCGGGTTGGGCATGGCCGTAAGCGAACATTGCCTTCCCCGCCTGACCTGAAGAGTCAGCGGGTTTTCCCCTTTTCCGCCGTCGTTCGAGGGCGGACCTCTCCGGAGTTTCACATGAAACGCCTGACTATCGGCGCCGCGGTCGCGTGCGCCCTGTTCGCGCTTGCCTTCTTCGCCAACCTCGCCCGCGCCGACCGCGTCGACGCCATGAGCGAGAACGTCATGGTCTACTGCTCCAACGCCGCCGACATCTTCAGGCAGGGCGTGTGGGCCCGCACCGTGGGCATTGCCCGCAGGATCGAGCAGACGCCCGCCGGGCTGACGCTCCCGCATAGCAGGACATGCCCCTGGAGTCGATCTACCACGACGAATGGCGCTCGATGACCGCGCAGGAGCGCGACTTCTTCAGCCTTCACCTGTTCACCGGCTACGACGAGGCCGACCGGATCATCGCCCGCTTCATCGCCGGCGCCTCCGGCTTGCCCGGCAACGAAGGCTTCAACCTGCGCGCCGTCATCTCCCCCGATGTCGGCAGCAGGATGTCGCA